ATGATTTTATTGTTGAGATATTGAAAGACGATATAGAAACCAAATTACCAGACATGGAGCCAAGAATAACCTTAGAATCTGTGGAGGTGGTCGGAGATGAAGACGCCAATACATATTATATAACCCTACAAATAAATATTCCAAGCTTGGGCGTTTATGGTTTATTTATAAAATCCCAATTAAATTCAACTGGTTATACTATTGTGTAATTAAATATAATTGTGGATAACAAAAATTTAGAATTCAACTTACCCAAAAATGCATATGTGAACTTTGACGCTCTATCGTTAAAGTCATATATGATAGACCAATTGAACAAAGGGGGAGTGTTTGTCGACCAAAATTATGAGGGAAGTAATTTATCTGCTATATTGGAGATATTAGCTTATTATACTCATGTGCTAATGTTCTATTTAAATCAAACCTCATCGGAGGTCATGTTTTCCCAGACGGCGATTTATGAAAACATGAATAGGATTGTTAAATTGATCGATTATAAACCAACTGGAAAACAGACATCTTTAGTTCCGATAACATGTCAAGCATCCCCATCATTAACACCCGGAAGTTATACTATACGGAAATATAGTTATTTTCTAGTCGACAACATTCAATATACGTTTATATATGATTATCCTTTTGAAAAGGTTACGTCTGATTATGAAGACATAACCCCATTAAACAATAATGTGGTGTTATATCAGGGGATTGTAGAAGAGTATCCGATATATAAATCCGAAGGGTTGAACTACGAGACATTGCCGATTGTTGTCGATAATCTAGTGTCTAGTAATGACACTAGATTCATTTCACATGGTTCTATAAGTGTATATGTTAAAGAAAAAGCTACAAATTATTGGTATGAATATTCTGAGGTTGAAAGTTTATTTTTAACTTCATCGACGGATAGGGTATACGATTTAAGATTGAATGAAAATGGTCACTATGAAGTAAAATTTGGTAATGGTATATTTGGGAAAAAATTAAGTCTAGATGATGAGGTTGCAGTTTTCTACATTTTGAGCAATGGATCAAGCGGTCAAATCAGTAAAAATGCGATAAACGGTAATAAACTATTAGTATATAATAGCTCACGGTTTAATGAGATATATAGTGATGTAGTTACAACTGATTTAACGTTTACAATCACAAACAAAAATAACAATTTTCTAACATTTACAAACTCTTCGAATTCCACGATTATTCAAGACGCTGAAACCGTAGATCAAATAAGGGAAAACTCTCCCATCTTTTTATCATCCCAATTGCGATTAGTCACAGAGACCGACTATGAAAAATATTTGAAGAAAAGTATACCAAATGTTTTAAATGATGTTAAAGTAGTTGACAATAACTTATTCATATCAGAATATATTAGATATTTTTATGATATATGTGTTGATCCAAACAAAGTGAATAGAGTAATACTGAATCAGGTAAACTTTGCGGATTCTTGCGATTTTAATAATGTTAATGTTTTTTGTGTTCCCGGATTTAGTATAACACAGGATGAACAATATCCAGAGTTTTTAAGTGATAGCTTTAAAACTCTGATAAAAGATTTAACGAAAGACAAAAAAATTATAAGTAACGAAGTTGTTCCGAGAGATCCGATATATGTTGCATTGGATATTGGGTATAGTGACGGGGCAGTTTATAAAGATTTACACAAAACCACAAAATTAGTTATAACTAGACAATCCAACAATAAGACAAGTAGAGACAAAATAAAGAAACAGGTATATTTAACTATAACCGATTTTCTAAATCCTAAAAATGTTAAACTCGGGTTTAACCTAGATATGAATGGTCTAGCATCTAAAATATTATCTATTGATGGGGTTAATAATATTAGAACGGTCAACAATAGTGATGGGTCGTATATACATGGGTTATCGTTTGTGATGTGGAACCCAATGTTCGAAGGTGTGGATGAACGACTAGTCACTCAGACGTTATCTCTTCCATTTTTCAAATTTCCATATTTATACAGACCGAATGATATAATAAACAGAATTGAAGTAATTGACGAATGAGTAATTCATATTTAAATTTTAAAATAATTGGATATAGTGGTGTAGATACATTGTCTTCCTATGCTATTCCAATACCACTATTATTCATACCAGAGGCTACCCAGACATCTGATAATGGTCATAGAATACTTTGGAATTTTGGTGATGGTACAATATCTAGATCATTTTCTGCTACTAAAAGTTATACATATCCCGGAAAATATTATGTGGATATGGTTGTATTTGATTGCAACAATAATGCACAAATATCAACATTTAGGAAAGAAATCACCGTCTATGATTATATTCCATTAACATTTAATATATCGCTGGACGACTTCGAATACACAACACATATTATTTTTAAATGTGGGAAAATAGATGGGCCATTTAAGGTTAAATCGTATTTTCCACATTATCAATCAGAATCTAATATATATTATAATGTGTTGAGTAGTGGTAGTTATGATTATTGGAATATTAAAAATAATAAATTTTCAAATATGGAAAATTATTACTCTCTATATGACAGGATTTATAATTACTCCATAAACGAATATCAATTTAGGGAAATTGATAAAGTTGTGTTTGAAGAACCAATTAAGTTATATGCAAAATTGTCAAATAACACTATTATTGGATGTTCGGAGAGAGATATAGATTCAGTATTTGTCGGTCTTTCAGCGGAAAAAAATGTATATTTTAAAGATGATACTGTTTCTGACAACATACTGATTAATTTCTTCTTCGACAAATTAAATTATAAATTCGGGGGGAACACTCTGAATTATATCAATAATTTAGGTGTTTCTTTATCTGCCAAAGTTATACGAAACGATGCAAATCATCTATCAATAACATCCAATGGGTATGATGGAGAAGGGGTTATAGTCGACTCCTTCAACATAAATCCGATCAAATTCTACAACACAAATATACCATTTGTGGTTAAGATAAAGGATTCTGAGTGGTTTTCGGTTAAGACTTTCGATAAAATACAACAATACAATCTCACTATATCTGTTTCGTCGTTTGATAATACATCACCGTATTATGTGATAACCTCCCTCAATGATACACTATCCTCCCAAAATTCTGGTGGTATGTTTAGAGGTAATATAATATTTCCTATGGCTTCATCGACCGATATATTGAGCGGTGTTACGATTAAAGCGAGTGGAACGTTCAGTGATGGTGTATCTAGTTATGTGTTGAGCGGGAAATCGAATCTATTCGACGTATATCCACTAAATCATTTCGATATATATAAGAAAAACGAAAATTTCGATCCAGTCTCTACCCTCAGAGACGTAACGTTTCAAGAAATATTATTGGATAAAAATGTATTATTTGATGACTTTTTTGGTGGAGTGTTGGGAAATAGCGATTCAGATCATGAAGGTATAGGTATTAAGACATACGAAAAAAATGCTAATTTTGTTAGTAACACACAAGATGTCGACACCTGTGAAATAACATTTTTAAATTCATTCTCGGAGTATATGAATTATAATGATGTGAATGAAGAGAATTACACATACCCCGTCAAGGTGAAAAGATTTATAGATTTGGGGTCTATAAATAAATTTAAATTGGTTGGTGTGGCTAATAAATTTAAAGAAAATTTTGATATTAAACACAGAACAACCAAAGATGAATTTGGTATAAATTTAGGAAGTTCGATATCCCCATTATCGTATATAGTTCAAGCTGGAACCCCAATAGTGGCATTGGAGAAGTTTAGTAATAGTTATTCTCTTTTAAATACATGGCAACCAGTATCCGCAGTTGGGGCAACAACATTCCCATTATCTAATTATTCTTCGGATTGGGGGTGGCCATTGGTATTACCAACAGATTTCAATTTTTTAAATGTTGAACAATATTATCTATTTTTTGAATATGTTAATCAATACGATGATACCATTATAGGTGGTGTTATAGATTTTGAAAATTCCAAGACGACCATACCATTAACAGCAACATCGGATAACTTGTTTTCCGATAATGGGGTATTTGATAATGTGTTTTTGAGCGTTCTATACCAGTCGCTATCTATTACAAATTAATAGTAATCCCCATAAATATCATTGGTGGTGTTATCCATGTTATATACCGTTGTCTTGCTTAATGTGTCCACATCAAACGTATATACCTTTTCATCGGACGACAAAGTTGTAAAAATCAAGGATGATAGTTTACCACTAAATGTATTATCATATACTTGATCATTTCCCATTTCTATTGGGGCGTTGGTTTCCATAGAGGGTTCATAACGTTTTGCTGTTATTTTCCAGATGTAGTGACCCATTAATGGGTTTATACTGTCCTTAACACTTTGATCCAACACTTCAGTAATTCTGAAAATTTTAGATCCACGATTTCCGGGTCTATCGCAACCAAGTGTTGTTATTTCCATCAAATCGTCAGACTTGGGTTCTATACGTTGACCATTATCGGAAAACACATAACCTGATAATGTAAACAATGTTGTAAAATCTTTGATGCTGATAAACGCTGTCAACTCATCATCAGATGACATTCCAAACTGAGATAAGGATACCCCCTCCTCCAATTCTATATATGATTTTATAACGAATGGTCCCATATATTTTTGTGTTGGGTGTTCACCATATAACATATTCATAGAGGATAAATTGAACCCATTCACATAGTAGTTAACTTCAACCCCAAAGTTATTGATTTGCTCTCGGAACACACTTCCGAATATAGCCCTCTCAGCTTGAAAATTGGATGGGTCTGCAAACCCACCACATTTGGGGTTATATACTCCAGCGAATATATTGACAGGGTCAAGACATGATAGTGGTGTTGGTGGGCATCCCATATGATTATTTAACTTGTGACTTGAATACTCTTCCGACAGGCTTTCCATTAATACTTGTCATTTCAATTCCCATACCACTATTCTTGATATTATCGAATATTTTACCATGTTGATACTCATATCCTAAATCAGCGAGTTCTTGAGGTGTTAGTATACTACCGGGAACGTTCATCTTTGGATTTTCCTTTTGATATGGTCCCACGGTATGTAAGTTTTTCTTATCAGGGCTTATAATGTTGGGGTTCTTGCCATTATGTGCCTGAATTGACTGTGAAGGAGTTCCATCCGCAAGATTGTGGCGATATTCCAGAAAGAATTGTATAAATGATTTCATTGTATTTATTTAACAAAAAAGCCTATCGATTAGGATAGGCTTTTTTGGTTGAATTTTTGTTATCTAAAGATCACTTGAAGTAATCAGTGGCTTTCTTAATGGTTGAACCGGGAACCTGATTGTTCTTGCCTTGAAGGGCAGTAATCGGAGGTGCGCTATTAGTAGTATTGGTATCATCAGTTACATCAGCCTTGGCTTGACCACCTTTTGGTTTTGGGGGACCGGAAACTTTATTGTCTTTACCCATGAAAGCGGTTTTTTTATCGGGAGCAGTCTTGGTTCCAACTTCTTCGTCTTCTTCGAAGTTCATATCATCTCCTCCAAATTCATCACCCTCATCCCCGAAATCTAAATCATCATCTTCTCCGAGACCATCACCCATATCATCATCACCCATAGAGGCTTGAAGAACGTCAATTAATTGACGGGCTACATCTTTTGGAAGAGTGAATGTAACTTCATCACCACCCATATCATCATCCCCAAATTCATCGTCTATGTCTGAATCTGGAGTTGCGTCATCTAAGCCAAGGGCATCGACATCGGAATCATCTTGCCCAAAGTTTTCTTTGAGTACTTTACTGTATAGTTTATCGAACACTGATTTGCTCATAATACTATTTACCATCCTAATACTATTTTTTTTATTTTCTTTAAAAAATATTTCCTCTTCGGATTCCTCCGCTGTTCTTAAAGATACCTCTTGTTTGAGTTTTTTTCGTTGTTCTTCGGAAAGTTTCGTATCTTTGGATTTTTTATTCATTTTTTGAGTAGTCCTCTGTCGCTTAGATATCTTAACATTTGCATCATCATTTAATGCGTCATGATATCCATCTGTCTTTGGCCCGTCTCCGATTAATTCGGGTTGATCACCAAAGGCGTTTTTATTGGATTCTTGTAGACTATACTTAAAAGAGTTCAACATTTTTCCATACATATCACCAATAAGTGTGCGATCATTTCGTTTCATATATACTATTTAACCTAAATATATTTGAATTATGGCAAAACCAAAAAAAGACAAGTTTTATATGGGTAATCCAAATGTTCCAGCAAGAGGAGCAGAGTTTGAATATACCCCGGAAATGGTAAGAGAGATTGAGAAGTGTAAAAACGATATATTGTATTTTGCAGAGAATTACTTCTTTATTCTTATTCCCGGTAAAGGTAAAGAGAAAATTAAACTATATTCTGCTCAAAAAAGAATATTAAAGAAAATGAGAAAGGATAGATTTTTTATTCTACTCGCAAGTCGTCAGATAGGTAAGTCAACACTGATGACCATATATCTATTGTGGATGGCACTATTTTTTAATGATGAGCGTATATTATTAGTAGCTAACAAGGAAGCAACCGCCATTGAAATATTTGGACGAATAAGAATGGCATATGAGTTAATGCCGAATTGGATCAAATCACCAATTGCTGAAACCTATGGTAAAACTGGTATGGATTTGGAAAATGGTAGTAGAATTCAAATCTCTACCACCACCGGAACCGCTGCCCGTGGACAAGCAGTATCCATATTGGTTATTGATGAGTGTGCGTTCATCGAAGAACATTTAATGGACCCGTTTTGGGCATCTGTGTTCCCTATTGTAACGGCATCTTCTACATCTAAAGTGTTTATATGTTCTACTGCAAATGGAACTGGTAATCTATTTCATAAATTATATAGTGGTGCGGTTGAAGGAACCAATGGGTGGGTATATGATAAAATTTTATGGAATGAAGTCCCCGGTAGAACACAGGCATGGGCTGAAAAAGTTAAGAGTGGTCTAGCATCTAATGAAAAGTGGGAACAGGAGTATAACTGCACCTTTATTAATACCGGAACGTCATCTATAAATGAAAATCTCTACACAGAGTTGAAAAAACAGACGAGAAAACCCATAGAAATATTGATGGATGGAAAATATCAAATATATGAGCATCCAGATTCAGAACGATTATATGTTGCAGGAGTTGACGTTGCCGAAGGGGTTGGAGGAGATTATTCTGTTATTAAGATATTGGATATGACTGATTTGAGAGAAATCGTAGAAGTCGCGGAATATCATGATAATACAATATCAGTTTCCGAGTTTTCAAATAAGTTATATGAAATATTACAACATTGGGGAAATCCTCTCGTATGTATAGAAAGAAATAACCAAGGAGGACAAGTAGCAGACAGATTAGGATTTGATTATGGTTATCCCAAAATGGTCAATTGGGGATCGAAACTAGCAGGAAGAAAGAATATGGAACTGTTCGGTATGATATCCAGCAGAAATACAAAATATTATGCCTGTGCAAATGCACGGTATTATTATAGTGATAAGGGAGCAGTCATTCTAAGAAACGAACAAGCACTTGAAGAACTATTCAAGGATTTTGTAAAACAACCTAATGATACATGGGGAGCTATATCGGGAAAACACGATGATAGAACCATGGCAATGATTTGGGCATTGATGATTCTAGATAAAGATTTATGTGAGAGATGGTTCACGATTGAAGAATTTGATGATTGTGGTAAACCTTTGAAAATAATACCTCTAGATCATGGTGTGAAATACTTCGAAAGTGCCACATCCATTTATACTAACGAACAAGTTGCAAGAATTGAACAGTCAAGACTTGCCCCAATGGTATTCGGTAATATGGGGGAAATGGATTCTGAAATGACTCAACTCCAATCTGATGGGTGGCAACTATTAGGGGGAAGCATGCCATACATAGACCCAAGTAGAACCTTTAATGATGATCAATGGGCAGCATATGAAAGAGTCTTTGGAAGCTAAATAATACCAATGATCCCCTTTTACAAATATTATACTATTTTACTGGAAGATCTTCAATCTTCTCTCAATCAGGCGAAAAATATATTACAAAATAATGGAGTTGCTAGAGATGAACTTGATATTATAATTCGCAATTTAAACGATGGAATTTATCAATCTGTGACTTTTGAAGATCCTCAGAACAGAGTGGCAAACAAAGATGCTAATATACCAGCATTGGCTTTTTGGTATTGTGCTGATCCAAATTTTGATAGGATTAGAGAGGACTATAGACAGTATATTAATACCAGATCATTATATCAGAAGAATTTTCTTACAAATTCCATGGAAAATCTCAAAAGGGAGATATCTAATAGAAAATTATTCAAACCATCCGAAGAAAAGCTATCTCTGATTAAACAGACATTCACCAAAGTAGCGGAGACTATACATAGTCAATATAAACCAGTTGTTAAATCAACGGATAAGAAATTCGTTCCGGGTTCCACAAACGATGACGTTGCATATGATAATGATGAAATAATAATATATAAAGCAGATTCTAAGGCTAAATGTATTCAGTATGGTGCTGGGTCATCCTTGTGTATATCCGTTAAAGGTGGTGGTAACTATTATTGGTCATATAGAATGGGTAATATGCATCACAAAGGACTTGGTATGACCACATATTTTGTTTATTGGAAAGACGGGTCTAATAGAATACTAATCGACGCTCTTGGTGATGAAGATGGACCAGCGAACAAGTATTCATGGAATCCAATTAAACCGAATACAGATATGGATATTACTTCTCAAGAATTAATAAACATATACCCGATATTGGCGGGACCATTTTCTGAAAATGTATTTCAATTTGAACCTTGGGGCGAAAAAGAAAAAAGATTTCAGTGGATTTCAGAAAACGTTCATTATTTACTTGACCCACAACTGAAAACGTTGGAGGATTATGAAATGTTTATTGAAAATTTTGAAGATGGTGCGGGTGAGGGGTTAAAGTATGAAGGGTGGAACGCAATATCTAAAAAATTAGGAGAAGAACCAGCAGCATATATTGTGAAAAAATATGCTGGGTTGGGAAATCTTGTGGATGTTCCAACACAGGAACGATTTTTAACACCTAAAGACCGAGAATGGTATTGGAATATCATAATAAATCAAGAAGACCCATCTGATCTTTTAGAATATTGTGCGTTTGTAAAGGGTATGAACATACCTGAACAATTAATTAGAAAAATTATAAGTTATAGTGGGTATATGTGGGAGTATTTAAAAAATATTGTTCGGTTAGAAGAGGACACCTCCAGTATTATTTTAAATGCGATAACCTCTTATTTTTCAACTGAGGATTTGGATAAAGCGACCAATAGTAGAATTGATTTCTTAATGGGTAGAAATATCACCCCGGAGTTACTTGCTAAAATCTTTGAAAATTTACAATCTTTTGATATGTCAGATGTAACATTAAAACTTATTGAATATTATCAAAAAAATAATATAGTAAATCCAAAACCATTAATTCGGGTTGTAGTCAGTGACCCAAATACAGCGTATAAATATCATCGTAATTGGATTAAAACCAAAAAAACCCCCCCTCCAAAAATTTTATTAAAAACTATTTTAAAAAAACCAGTTACGGCTTTTCTCTATGCTAAAGATTTGAAATGGTCTGGAAAAGAAATTCCAGAAGAAGTTGAAAATGTTATTTTAAAAGATTTATATCTGGCGTATCAATACATAGACCAAGGATTTAACTATAAGGGCTTTGAAAATTATCCTACGGAGTTTTTAGTGAAGTTATTTTCAAGTGGGGTTAACGGGTATAGATATGTTGACGAAAAACATGGTTTTGGAATATTCAGAAGGGGGTGGAAATCAAAGGAAGCAGATAATAAAAAAATCCGAAGGGTCATGATGAAAAATATAATGGACAATCCGAAATTATCATATGAAAGATTGAAGTATGGTAATTATTCAGATATGCAACGAAAGGATGAGTTTTTCAAATTGGTTCGAATGTCAGCAAAACAATATAACAAAGAGTCATTCAAACCATCCCAAATGGATATTATTTTGGAATTAGCGAGACAAGTTAAATAATTTTATGCAAATTCAACAAAGTGTTTTAAATAAAGCGAGGCAGGATAAATTCCTTTTGGTATTTGACCTCCCACCCATATTGAAACCAATCGCTAGAAAATACACTAGAAATAATTCTACTATTATACCAGATAGTGTCCAATTCTCTGTGTTTGGAACAGTTATTCCAGAAGTTGCGGTAAAAGGTGTGGAAACACGATTTTCGGGATCTACCCTATATGTGTCGTCTTTCAGTAAGGATTCCCCACCACCCGTCAATATCAAATTCAATGTGGATTCCATGTACAATAATTATTTCACTATATGGTCTTGGTTGAATCTATTACACGACCACAAAACTGGTATATATAACGATAAAGGGTTAATTCCAGAGGATGCAAACTTTAACGATTATATGACGGATTTAGCGGTGTATGGATTGGATGAATTTGGGAAAAAGCGTATTAGCTTTACATATGTAAAGGCTTTCCCAACATCAGTTGATGAAATTACCTATAATCAAAAATCGGATCAGGGGGAGGAAATTGAAAGCGGGTTTACCTTCCTCTATAGTCAGATGCACGTTGAGATTTTAAACGAGAATTAACATTTAAAATGATCAAATATCCCGAATATAGGATTTTATCGTGTGTATAAAGATGTTCTCCCAATAAATCTCAATTGAGAGGGTATTGGGAATTTTCAACTTTGTTATTTTATCATTCACAAAGTTTATTGGTAAAATGATAAATAGTGATATGAGTCAAAGAACCATTTTATCTCCCGGTGTTGAAATCCGTGAACGTGATCTATCACTAATTGCTCCACAGAATGTAGGAACAAACATTTTCATTGCTGGTTATGCGGCACAGGGACCAACTGATGAAGTTATTAAAATAACTACTAGGGCAGACCTTGATCAGATTTATGGACCACCCACAAATAGTTCAGAAAGATACTTCTATCACGGTATCAGAGAATTGTTAAATTCTCCAGCTAATATTTATACTTCTAGACTTCCATATGGAAAAGATAAGGGGGCGGGATTCGGATCTGAATATTCTGCTTTGGTATATCCAGTTCAACATGTCGGTGAAACCACAGTTAATAGTCTCAGTCTCGCAATCCCAACATTATCTGCGTCTGCGATAGCGTCTTTATCATCTGCGGTAACTAATCAATTGGATCAACTGTCTGGAACTTATGTGTTGGGCTCTCCTGTTCATGTTGTATTAAGCGAAACGGATTATAATCAACTCCAAGAGGGTTCATTATTCACATGGAGTAACACTTCAGTATCCAGATCAGAATTGATCAATGGAGATGCGCTTAGTCCAATTCTAAGTGCCACATCATTTTTTGATAGAATTGGTATGGCTGGGGTGGTCGTTTTAAACAAATCCCAGACTACTATAAATAGTCAATTTGAAGGATATTATGTTGGTATTTCGGATAACTCAAATATCAACCCAGCATCCAATTATGATGCCGTGATTGGAGCTAAAACAATTAGTATGAGTTCTAATACGGGTATCACCGCAACGTTCACAACAATCCCGACTGGAACCTTTCAATTTAAACTTAGTTCAAATTCTGCGGGTGCGACGGGTAGCATTTCTCAGATAATGGAAAACCTTACCGACTATGACATAGACGGTAGAGAAGATGATGATATATTAGGTGTTGGTGTGTTTAAGCTTCGTAAGAGTTTATATGCGACCGAGTCGTATAAACTGGATTATGTTTTGGATGGTAATATTGTAGGATCAATCGATTATTTCAGAACTAGACCGAATCAAAAAGGTGGTCCGTTCGTATCATTTTTCTTAGAAAATGAAGATTCAGACGATAGAAATGTTGAAATCTTGATTAACCCATATATATCAAACAAATTCGGATCAACCGCAATTAATATTGAGGGTAAACCAAATAAAAAGGTCAGAGTGCTCACTAATAGTTTATACAATTCTGTCAATTCTATGCCCAGCGCATCTTTATCAGCGACTAACAAATTTGGTGTGTTATATCCACAATTGGATACGTTAGTTACTAATTTACAATATGCAGATAATATATATCCAGTTGGATCATATAGCTCTGGTCAAATGACAAATAAAGAGTTGGGGTCTATACCCGGTAAAATTGAAAGAGCTTTGGAAGCTGTTAAAAATGATGAGATCTATGATATAGACGTTGTGGTTGAAGCTGGACTAGGCACAATGCATGTTATAACTACCGCAATGAGTGCGACTTATTACGACGATGTAGCATTCTCAACCACATTAGGTGACAAACTGGATACAATAAGAACGTCAAATGAACTTGATGCCGAGGGTGAAAATCTTAGAGCTGATTATTCAACTATATTCAACGTGTTTGAAAATTTCTGCAACCTTCCAAGCAACACTGGTGGTCGTGGGGACTGTGTCTTTATTGCAGATCCTCTTAGACACATCATGATCACTGGTAAGAATACGAAAGTTTTATCGGATAGAAATAGAAATTTCCAAACGGATATATATTGGGCTATTAGACATCAATTTGAATTAGAGAATACTTCATATGCATGTGTATACGCAAATTGGGCACAAATATATGATGAATTCTTGGGCGATAAGATATGGGTACCATTCTCATCAGTTGCGGGAGCAACATTTGCCAGAAACGACGCTGCCGAATTCCCTTGGTCTGCACCAGCAGGATTCACTAGAGGGTTGGTTAGTGGTAATGTTGTTAATATTGCACTTACCCCAAATCAAAAACAAAGAGATGAATTATACAAGAGTAACATCAATCCAGTATTATTCTCCCCCTCACAAGGTATGGCCATTTTTGGACAAAAAACTCTTAGTAGAAAACCGAGCGCATTCGATAGAATAAATGTTCGTAGATGTTTCTTAGCATTGGAACGACCTACCAAAAAGGCGGCTATATTCTTTGTATTCGAGCCAAACACTGAGTTCACTAGAACTCGGTTCACCAAGACCATTAAACCAATCATGGAATATGCCAAACAAAATGGTGGTATCTATGACTATCTCATTGTTTGCGATGAAAGAAACAATACATCAGAAGTTATTGATTCTAATGAAATGAAGGCAGATATCTACATCAAACCAACTAGAACCGCTGAGTTTATTATAGTTAGTTTCATAGCAACTAGAACCGATGCTAACTTCACCGAATTGGCTGGATAATTATTGTATATGAGCCAACTCCCGACTAAATTTTTATTCGATGAGGGTGTCAAGGAAATATTAATGTCATTATTTTCTTTGGCATCCACAGCATATGAAGTTGATTATGTTGCTAAACAGTTAAAATCTAGACCAGAACCCATTGAGCAAAAAATAGATGCTCTGAAAATAGCGGACGCTAAGAATTTGAGCCCCGAGTTTAATAGCGCGGTTGATAAACTTTTAGTGTATTATGTAAACAAGGGGTTGCCTAAATTACATAAATATAAACAGGTTCGAAACTATTCAGGTATAAGCGATAAACTATTCGATTTCATTAAATATCACGAAAAATTTTCACCATATCCATACGCAGATTATAAACAAACTTCTATTGGTTATGGTACTAAAGCATTACCGAACGATAGGAAAATTTCAAAGTTGGAAGCAACTAGAAGATTACATAGAGAAGTTCAAAAACATAGATCTGAAGTAATAAAGGACTCTAAAAGGTGGGGATATAAATGGACACCACACCAAATAGATGCGTTGACTAGTTTTAGGTATAATGTTGGAAACTTGAAATATTTAACTTCAAATGGTAACAGGACAAATAGACAAATATCCGAGAAAATTCTCGAATATGATAAAGCGGGTGGTAAATCACTACCCGGATTAACCAAAAGAAGAAAAGCCGAAAGCCAAATGTTTTTGTTTGGAAAATAACGATTCAAACACAATATTTACCTAATAAACGATAATACAATACTAAATACTAAATACTAATATGCCAACGGACATCAACACATTCTTCACCCTTGCATCACAGAGACAGTTCGCACGAGACTTTTTCATGAGAATTCGTCAAATACAGCTTCCGGGTCTATCATTAGATGG